ATATGCGGCAGACGTGCTGTCCAGCCAAAAAGTTCCTCAATCAACCCGCCGTAGTTTGTACCGGATTTAACGTCTGTTGACATTGTGGAAATCCAATCGTCAAATTGAATGGCCACGGTCTTTCCGAGTGCTTGTGCGATAGCTGTTATATGGGCACTCGCCGGGGCTGATGGTATTTTGTTGATTTCTTCGTCTTGGTGCTCTGCTTTGTAATTGTTATATGTCTCGTTGTATTCGTAAGTCCACTCAAAAGCATTCTCCGGGATAGTATATGCCATCTGCTGATACAGTATTTCGTCGATGTCGCAAGTGCATTGACAGGACACAAGGGGTCCCCGTTTACTGGTCTGCTCTACACGGGCCATTAAATTGTAGTCCCACGCGTGAAAATTAACAGCCTCCATAATCCCAATATCGCCAGCCATAACAAAGGACACGTTGTCGGTTAATTGCTGTTCTTGCAGACCGACAGTTATACTCTGCAAAAAATCTGAGTTTCCGTTTATGTTATGCGGCAATTGACGCCATACGTCACAGCTGAAATCCACGGTTCTTAATAACACACGTTGGGCGTCAACACCCACCTCCACGGGGGCTTGAACGTTCCTTTCCGTGTCGTAGTCACCCACAACCGGTATCACTAACACGCGCTGAGTGTCGCACCTAATTGTAACTGTATTTTGTGGTTTTCTTTCAATGTCAACGCTCAAACGCTCACTACGGAACAACGCCCTTTCCGCGTCAACGGTAGTATCCACCGAAGTAACAAGAACACGGGATAGGTCAAAACCTACATCCACCGGAATTCTCTGCGATATAATTTGTCGTACGATATCGAATGTTTGCGTACCGGACCGCAATAATACCCTCGCGGTATCGTTAAATAAACTCACAAGAACATTGACTGTTGCGTCGTCATCAAACCACAAAGGTTCGTTTGAAATTACAACATTCGAGAAGAACGTCCCCGCCCCGGCTGACTGCAGAAAAAACGTTGAAAATGCAACGCCGTTGTTGACGCTGGTCCCCGTCAAAGAATAGATTAATTCACCGCCACCCGTATATACTTCTAAAACGCCATCCGACGCGTCGGATTTCATATGTAATAAAATGGTTTGTATTGAGTTCACCACGACTTTATTCGATAAATTTGCTTCTTTAGAGTCGCAGTTAAAGACTTCCATCGTGCCGTTGGTTAGCCCATTTACACCTGTATCCGTACCCGTCGAATAATCATACGCTCGCCAACGGTTTGAACTCCCTAAATATACGTCAAATTTCACCCACAGCTCGTATGAATCCGGAATATCAAATAACCGAATGCCGCGTGTTGTTTGGTAGAACGCCACACCTGTCTTGCTTTGAGTGGCTGGTAAATCAGTCAGCTGTACAGCCGTAGATGTGTTAATTAATAACGATGTCTCACCGACATTTTCATACTTCCATCCGGAGCTACTGTGTATTTTACGAAGTGTGTCAACCCGCGTCGTAAGCACGTATGTCGAATAATACGACTGTGACGGAGGTGTGAAATTAGTAGTATATACCGCTAACCCGTCATACACTAAAAATTCATCGACAGAACCAACCATTTTTTGAGAGCCACCGTCATAAGCGCCGATAGTAAAGTAATAAGACTTTCTGTCGTATCGAGGGCAGTTTGAATAAAGCACCGCCTGCACGCCATTAACATACACTGCCAGCTTTTGGTCATTGTACTGGTAAACGATAGCGACATGAGCCAGATTTCCTACTCCTCCAATTTCCGTCGCGTCGTATTTACCCCCCGCCCCTGTTGGCGTGCTTCCTGAAGCTATATACACACGTAATCTGTCTGAATAAGAAGTGCTTTTTTCGACGTAAACTAGTGACCTTCCATTGGATAGAGTGACGTCAACAACCGCCTGTCCATTTGATGGTGACGAAATATTGCACCAGAATTCAATCGTGAAATCTTGCCCACCTAAATCTACAGCATTCGAATGTAAATAACTGTTCCCGTCCAGCTGTAAAGCGTGCCCGCTAACCGCATTAACACTAGACGTCGTTGGTGTTCCCGTTACCGTCCACGCGTTATTAACAACGGCGTCAGTCGCCGCCGCTGCGTCAAAGTTTAGCCATGATTTCAAACGTTCATCGAAAATCAAATTCTCCACCCGCCTTCCCCTTGCTACGGGGTCTTAAATCATGCTGTCGTAATAGTCGTTTGCACCTGCAACGAAACGCTCCGGTCCGTGGACGGAGTTTCTGTGTCTACACTAGACGCTTTCGCGTAAAAGACCGTATTGGCGTTCGTAATAGCGTTGCTGATTGTAATGCTATCCGTGAATGTGCCGTTTTCCGTCAAACACAATTTCCAACGGTCATTCGTATCACCGACATCGGAAATGACGGTATCTCCTACAGTGGCATAGCCTGCTTCTGTTCTGACCGCCAGTTTTACAGTCTTACTTTCGTTGATAGTCGCGTTCAGCGAAACGGTTAATGGATTAGTGTATGTACCATCTGTTGAAATTGCCGTTCCGTCCGTACCGCCTGCCGTGGGATTGTTCTTATAAAGATTGATATATGCGTTTGCCATTTTCAGCACCTCCAAATTTCAAAATTAACAAGTACATAATCTTTGAATGTCTGCTCATACTGATATGAGCGAATCACTATCCTGCAGTTTGTCCAAATCTCGCCTGCATCGTCCGTAAACGATACTCTTTGCCGAGCTTCCCATAATGCGACTATCGCGTTAAAATTCGCCCTTGAGAATAACGCTGATACAGTAAACGAGTCACCGCTGGCGATATGGCCATAATCCTGCACAGTATTGCCGTTGATTAACGCCACTTTTTCAATGCGGTCATCGACATTTATTGTTATGCTCTCAGGAGAGCGATAGCTTTCGATATTATTGATTTTAATCTTCATGACTATCCCTCCTCAATTCCCGAATCCCGTATTAATACGGCTTGTAGCTTCGTTCACCGCACTTGTGACAGCGTTTGCGACGTTATTGGTAATATCGTCTGTAAGCTGTTGTTTCAGCGCATTGTCAAACACATAGGCACCACCTAAGTCCACGTTTATGGATGGATTTACATTAATCTGTGGTGGATTCTGCCCTCTTTGCTCAATCGCACCGAGTATCTGTGACAGATTACTGTTAATCTCCGGAACGCCGCTATTAATCTGCTCCAAGACACCAAGAGTCTGCTCGCTAGTTTGCGACATCACGCTCGACAGTTCCGACAAGCCTTGACTTGTCCCGTCTGAGATTAAGCCGCTACCCCATTGATTAGCCTCTTTCATTGCCTTCTGAAATCCTAAGACTTCAGCCATACTGGTACGCTCATTTGGCGAAACGCCAGCTTCTGCCATCATCGCTCTACGGATAGATGCAATTGCGTTTTTCTGCCTGTCAGCCTGCGATTGTGTAAAGTCATACATGCCGCCCGCATCAGCCGATACATTGCCAGCCATAGCATTGCGATACAATGCAAGATACTTCTTTTGCGAAGTAAACATGTTCTTGACGCTGTCATTTACCGCCTGCCGCTTCTGCTCCTCTGCAGCTCTGGTCGCCGTGACCTCGTCCATGCCTTTTTTTATCCACGCCTTGCGCTCGCGGTCAATCTGATTGAGCCGCTGAGTCAGCGAATCTTCGTATATGCTATCAAGATACTGAGCCGTCTCTTTGGCTGTATCCTCAATGACTTTTGCCCGCTTTAATTCAGCTTCTCTTGCGACTTTTGCCGGGTCAGCACCTTTTTTAAGGGTATCCTCTGCTGAGTAGTCGATGTCTTTCAACGCATTGTCGTAATCGCTATGTGTAAGCCTATAGATACTGCGGTCAAGAGCTTTATTGGCTTCTCTGGCTTCCTTGGCAGCATCTTTCATTGCTTTCTTGATATCATCAGCTACAGATACCCATGCCGAAGCCTCAGTCTTTCCTTCCGTAACAGATGCTTCGACTTTATCCTTAATGGCTTCTAGCTGTTCCTTGAGTTTTTGACTGGTCGCTTTTGTCAGCTTATCCTGCAAATCCTCTTTAACCTTTGCAGCATCTTGCTCAAGCTTTACAGATTCACCGACAGCCCTCTTTTCTTCCTCTAGCTGTTTTCTACGTTCTGAATTGTATTTTTCAAAGGCTTTTGCTTCTTGTTCTTTTAGTTCCTTTTTCTGCTTAATATACTCAAACTCATCACTACCGACTGCCCATTTGCCAAGCCGACCAAGCACTTCATCTGCTGCACTTCCAGCACCATAAGCGCCTGCAGCTGCTCCTTTCCAGCCAAACCGCGACCCTGCAATACCACCAGCAATCGCGGCAGAAGTATCAACCAGCGGACGCAAAATAGATGTCCCTGCCGGATTAATCTTCTCCAGAGTTTCCCAATCTTTTGATGATGCGCCTACATCATCAATCTTTGCTTTTACATCGCCGAGCAAGCCTATAACCGTAACTAGCGATGATGCTAATCCGCCTATTGCATTGCCAGCTACCGAGCCAAATTCTTTTATCCCATTTTGGTTATCTTTGATGAGCTGTGCAAACTCAGAAAAACCTTTGGTTATTTCAGGCATCAACTCTCTTGCGACGGGCATCAATGCTTGCCCGATTGCACCAGTAAGCTGTCCAGATTGCATCTGCATAGCTTGCCATTCTATATATAACTCATGTGCTTCCTTCGGATTAAGCAGACCTGTAGTCTTTATTCGGCTCACAATCTCAAGATTTGTTGCATAGTCTTGCAGAATTGGCACAAGCGCAGCACCTTTTGCACCGAGGACATCCCTCACAAATTCCGCTTCTCTGCCGCTTGACATTGCTTTTTGATAAGCACCCGCCAACTGCTCTAACTGTTTTTCATACGATAGTAAATTTCCCTTCGTATCAGTCAGTGAGAAATCATATTCCTGCATAGCCTTAGATAGCGCATTCTGTGTTTTGCTCGCCGCCAGTGCTTGTTTATCGAGCCTAGCAAAAAAAGGGACAACACTATTGATATCCGTACCAGATAGTTTAAATACTTTTGACAGTTTACTTGCTTCTGCCGTAGTCATTTGTAATCGGCTTGACAGCTTATATAAGTCATTACCTGCAGTCATTGCCTTATCTGTCAGCGCAAATATACCTGCTCCTGCCGACACAGCCGCAACGCCGCCCGCAATAGCCGCATTCAGTTTGCCGATTGAACCAATAACACCAGTTATCTTCCCTTGCGCCGCAGTTACGCCAGCACCGAGTTTACCAAATGCAGATGTCGATGCTGTCGCCGTTTTCGCCAATTCACCATTGACTTGCGTAATCTGAGCTTTCAGTCTCTCGATATCCCGGAGCTGATAGAGCCGTTTCGTGTCAACGCCACGAGTAACACCGCTGTCTTTGCCATAAGTCTTGGCGTTCGCTTCATAAGCCCGGTTCAACAGTTCCAGTTTCTTCTGCTGCACAGCCAACTCATCATTCAATGCTTTTTCGCGCACCTTGAGAGCTTCGACAGATTTACCCGCAGCTTCCAGTCTCGTGACATCAATATCAGCCTTGAGCCGTATCTGATTTGCTTCACTATTAAGGCGAGACATAGCCTGTTTGACCGTCTTGCCAGCCGTTTCAAATCCCAATTCTAAATCTGCGATATTTAAGCCGAGCGACAGATATAAGCTATCGACTTCCTGACCCATCGCATCTTTACCTTTTGCCATAATCTCACCTCACTTGTCATAAGACATCATCAATATATGCAGTATCTTTTGTCGCTTCCATCTTCTCAAGAACACATAGCTGGTCGAGAAGAAAGTCTATTTCAGTTTCGTCAATCTCTTTAACTGTCCAGTAATACCCTTCCTGAAAACGTGCATAGAGCCTTAGTAAATGCTCATACGGAGTCAGCGTTATTTCGCTTCCTCCGCTTCTGCGTTTGGGAGTTTCTTCAGTTTTTCATTCACAAGATTAATCACATATCTTGCGCCGTCTAGATATCCGGGAACAACATATGCCGGGTCAATATCGTCCGGGTCAACGCCAAACATCTGGCCAACGATTTTCGCATGCTCAATCATCAACTCATGGAAAGTCCACTCGTCTTTATTTTTCTCGTCATATTCTGCGACCAATCTCCACATCTTCATGTTCGGACGTGGCAATGTCACTTCTTCACCTGTCGCGAGTTTAATTTTTGGAATATCCATCTTGTAGCCCTCCTAAAAAAGCGGCAGGATTCTCAACCTGCCGCCCACT